AGTTGCCGCAGAAGCCAATAACGTCTGCGCTTCCTGGGCGGTAAACTGATTCGAAATAACAGAACCAGAATTCCAGTTATTAATCATCGCATTCAATCCATTGAAACTACCAGTAACAATCGTATAGTTACTATTATATGTGTTTAGCGATTGAATACCTTTTCCACTAATTGGTGTTGCGAAGACGCTAAACAAATTAGTATTCGCGAATAACGGATTTGTGTCCGTAAAACCATCGCTCACAATAGAGACAGACGAGGTAGCTCCCAACAAGTCAGATGTTATTCTGATTCGACCTTGAATCAATGTGACCGTAGTATTACTACTTGATACGCTCCCAATCACACTCTGTAACTGCGCAATTAATGTTCCAAAAGTCTGACAATTCTGTCCTTGCACTTGGATTTGATATGAACCAGATCCACCAATGGATATCAAATTTAATGCAAATCCATAAACCGTACTATCATTTTCCAATCCTGTCGCATCAGCAGTTGTTATATACCCCGAAGTTGAAGAATAAACAATATCCTGAAATCCCGGATACTCAACAGTATGATCCTGTATAAAATCGTTGCTAAAATTAACCGAACTAAAACTATATGCAGCTAATGTAGTCGCCAACGCATCTCCCATCAGCGTTGTCAATTCGGACTGTGTTACTGTTTGTTTGTAGCTGATATCCGCTGGCACTAATCCATTTGCCGTATTGTACTGTTGAATATACTGCTTAACCAAGGAATTCAGATCACTTGCAGATTCCGTAGTTTCCGCATTCCACAAAGTTAAGATAGACGTAGGACTATCATTCAAATTAACGTTCGCGCGAATTACCAAAGCCTGATTCAAAATACCTAACGCCTTATTTAACGCATCAAGTCCATATTCATTACGGCAGTCACCGTGCTGCGGATTACCATTCGCATCCACTAAAAAATTTGGATTGCCATATAGCTGCACAGATTGCGCAACAGAAGTTACTGTTCTAACCACTCCCGACTCAAAAGTACCCAGAGCCTGCGAACCATCCGTTAAAAGCTTCTGATCTTGAGTCGCGATAATTATAAGAGGAATGCTCGACTGCAATCCTGGGATATAAAACGATTGATCTATAATCGTTACACTAACCTGGGGGGATACAAAATTAACCATCTACTTACTCCTAAAACAATCAGTAGCTATATAGGAGTATTTATTTTAAGTGCAATAATTTTTTATTATTTTTACTGTGGTGGTATATCTAAATCATCCACATCGACCATAAGAGTATAATCGCTATCTTGGAACGCTTCACGAGCATCCTCAATAGCAGCCTGCACCGCACTGCCCGCGCCATCAACTGATAATCGCAATTTTATGGATTTAATATAATCTTTCACAAAATTAGCGGGCGGCACCAAATAAATAGGCATACTAAATATGAAAGTTGAAGTAATTAACCGTCTAGCCGTACCAGCGGGATATTCTTCTTCATCAGTATGTGACTCGACAGTAACCTCTGTCAGTTTCGTAACATCCGCAAATGCGTCAGATGTTTGGATTTGTAAAACCGGATTGAATAACATAAGAATGGGTTCAAGCAATTCCAGATGTTGATCAGTACTACTTGCGATAATTGCTAACTCCATTCGCATTCGCCAGGGCACAGGATTTTGAATTTCGATTACCTGTAGACCATCCGGAAACGATTCACCCAAAGGTAATCGCGTTGTTCTATTAACTTGGCCAATTCCATGACGTAAATCATCCGCAAGATCAAGACTAATTCGCTTTGCCGCAAACATCGGAACTCGCAATAACTTATTCTGTGTATTCGATCCTAATATAGCCGCCACAACCCGATCTTTTGAACCATAAACAATGGGCACCTCAATAAGATCAGAAGCCGAATTAAAATCATTTTTCCCACTTTTAACCTTTGCGCCACTAAAGATAGCCATAAACATAGTTATATAACGCCGTATCTGTTTCCCGTAATAATAATTTTGTACACTGATATCTGTCATAGAACTATTTATTAACCTCTTCCCATATCATCGAAATACATATCGCTCGGATCTACCCCCAAATTATCAAAATACATACCAGTTAAAGCTAGCGTGGCTGACGGCGTTACGGTATTGGTTGGCGTTACGGAGTTAGTTGGAGTGACTGTATTAGTTGGAGTGATCGTATGTGTTGGAGTTACGGTCATGCTCGGCGTCAACGTTGGTGTCGCAGTTGGTGTCAATGTCGGAGTGGGCGTCAATGACGCAGTAGCACTAACACTAACCGTAATACTTGGAGTCACTGACGGCGTCACCGTATTTGTTGGGGTTATCGACGCAGTTGGTGATGGAGTAAAGGTATTGGATGGCGTTACTGTTGGTGTCATCGTGGCCGTTATGGAGGGTGTTACGGTCTGTGTCGGCGTCGGTGAAGCTAACGAAGTAGGCGTTACTGACGCAGTTGCCGTTAACGTTGGGGTTTGTGTGTTCGTGGGCGTCAATGTCATCGTAGGACTCAACGTCACTGTTGGCGTCAACGTCATCGTTGGGGTAATAGTCACCGATGCGGTTGGCGTTACGGTTGGCGTTACGCTAGTACCCACCGAAGGAGTAATGCTTGGAGTTACTGTCGCGCTTGGTGTAACAGTCTGAGTATTAGAAATTGACGGGGTCAACGTCGTGCTCGGTGTTAGACTCGGTGTATTAGAAATTGTCGGCGTCAGAGAAATCGTTGGGGTGATCGTGGGAGTCAATGTAACGCTAGCTGTCACAGTTGGTGTCGGCGTCAGGGATGTGGTTGGTGTTGGTGTCGGTGTACCGGAAGGAGGTGGTAAATTCACCAGTTGATTTTGGAGTACTACAGATCCCAACACCACATTAGCTACTATCGGGGTTGCATGCAATTTTTCAAATTTATTATTAGAAAAATTAAATATTCCAATATCCGAAACATATAACCGTTGTGAATCTTCAGAAAAAGTAATATTGGAGGACGTCGGTCCGATTTGCGCAGTATCAACTAATTGCAATACGCTACCATCAAATTTATAAGCATATAAATCAGTCCCGGTCATGAATAAATATCCATTTCCAGTAGCTAAGGTCGGACCACTATTTAATAACGGATCGGTATATACTTGATTAAACGCATTGCCATCAAATGTAAATATCTGAATTTTTGCGGCAGTATCACTACCGGTGTAAATATATTTACCGTCGTTGGTCACCGCTATAATATCATCCCCACCAATTAAATTAGTTAAAGAGTTGACTAATATAAATGTCGCACCATTCCAAACCCAAGCGTCAAGTCTTCCAGTACCACATGTAATGATATATCCCTGAAATACCGTAACATCCTTTACATTTGTTACTTGAAAATCTCCACTCGATCCAATATTAGTAAAACTTGTACCCGAAAATAAAAATAAATCCAAGCCGTCCGAAATCACCAATATTGGATTATATCCACTAAGTTTGGTAATCTTATTAGTTAATGCTATACCACCAACAATCACAAAGTTGGTATTATTGAAGAAATATACATCAATCCCCCCATTTGCACTAGAAACATAAATGTATACCCCATCGGACCATACACTTGTAATATTTCCAGTTCCATAAATACGTTGTGGTAATTCCTGTCTAATCATGGATAATGTCGTGCCATCAAAAGATAAATAATTTAGCGTTCCATCTGTGGACACCAACAACATATATTCTGTGAGCGTTGAGAACGTGAACTCTTCTGTCGTATTTTGGCCCAAGAAACATGGACCATTTGGCTCCAAGGTATAAGAGTTAGGATTTCCCACGTTCGTGGACGATGACACATTTTGGGCAATCTGTATCGCTACCCAAGAAGTTTTAATAAATTCCTTATACTGCTTTTTCAAACTCAGAGCGTCGTACAACACTTGAAAATAAATATAATTTACAGTAGCAATTGGAAAATTATCATAAATGTCATATAACGCCGTTGCTATGCCACTTGCCGAAGTAAAATCGCTTTGGGATAAAAATGTACTAATATCAATATTCCCAAAATCAACAACGGACCCATTCAATACCCCTAAAATTGTATTAAGCGACAAAACGCTATCAGTGAATATCTGATCATCTTGTAGTCCGTATTTGGTGTCAGTGCCGAACAGACTATCATAAAGTACCCGATTTAATGATGGAATCTGTGATGTTGTTAATGTTCTTTCCGTTATCAAGACACCAACTAATGCCTCAACCAATTTATCCCACAAAAATTCATCCACCTTCGTGAGTTGTTTTTGTCTAAATAATACCCACTCCGTATGTACATCATTCAGCATCGCGCCAGTCGGCAACTTATCACGTAAGGTAAAATCCCTCGTGAACGTTAAAGCATATCTATTTTCATCAGTTATTAATCCCGCCAACCCCCTAACAATAGCTTGCGTAAATCTATAAGGAACATTAAATGGATCTTCATCAAACACAGCGCCGAATATCAATCCATATCCAAAATCAATATCACGGAAACCAGTTATAATCATGTACGGCGCAGTCATATTTAAAAATAATTGTTGTGCTTCAAATATTGTAATTTTATTTTGATATAATTGTTTATTGGTCTTTTTCGTAACCCAGAAATAATAGGTATTATATGGCTGAGTCGTATCTTTATTAATCTTGGTAACCACTGAATACGGCGTATCAAATTTATAGACCAAGTCGGCCAACTGCGCTATGGTCGGTACTGGTGCAGGTAATACCACATGGATATAACTATTTAATTCCTGGCTCAAAATATAATTCAATAAATTATTATTGGCATCTGGGGCCAATCCCAAATTCAGATCCTGTGAATAAATACCGTTGATATAAATCTTAACAATATTAACCGATGATGAACTAAATGTAATTGTTATTGGTGTACTTGATGCCAATCCAGCAATTACGTCATAAGACTGGTCATGAACAGCTTGCCATACAGGAGATGTCGGCGATGATACATTCTGGTAAAGAATTTGATATACCTGTCCAGTCCTTTTGTTCTGTTGTGGAATCGTAATATCCGCAGCATCAGCAGCCACCACAATAGCCCATTCGGATGGAGGCACAGCAGACTCCGTCCATTCGTATAAATTAATAGTAGCCCAATCAGCCAATTTACCCCAATTCGCTAGGCGGTCATTGATATTGGGGAAAATCTGCTTATCGTAATAAGGTATATAACCTTCCTTGGAATCATCAAACCAAACCTCTCCAATCTGAGGAAAACCCCAAAAATTTGTTGTTGTATTGTTATCAGCGGAATAAGTATATTTTGCTGGATCTAAGTTAGTCTTTAAATCAACAACGCTCATCGCGTTGTAATAATATTGTCCAAGCGCTGGGTTCCAAACAACAACATTGGTTACTGTTGCCGCCGCTTGCTTATCAAAAACTCTAGCCGGATTTTGACTATCGTAGTCATAAGTCACCACATAGACCGTAACATTGGTAAAAGAAAAAATATTATTAGAAAAAATCAAAGCAGTACTATTCAAATAAGTAAAATCTTCATTCTCCGACAATACTTGATTGGTGAACGTAGTATTATCAAAATAAGTTACAATCACCCCATCCGCAATAACTGGTAATTTTAAAACATTCTTCCCATTAACTTTTATTAACTGTTGCTCCGCATTTTGAATGGTAGCAATCACTTTAATATTAAAATAAAATGTTGGAACAGGTAACATTTTGCTAATCTGATCTGGCTGATTCCACCATCTATTCATATCAGTTAATTGTATAGGGATGAAGGTATCATCCAATGCAGTTTCATCTGGGAGGACGAACTCCAAACGTAGCTCTTTATTTTGCACATCTTCTGCTTTTAACTTTAATTCGAGATATGCTCGCGGCTTACTATCTCCAAAGTCAGCTAACTTATACGCCCAAAATTCATCTACAGTAATGTTTCCAAAAGCAATCTGGTTCAAAAAAGCGTTTACAGATTTGATTGTGCCTTTCTGCCGTATCATACCCCGCCAAAAAATAAACTGAGATTTTTCGTTAATATTCAGACTCGTCATGTAATCATACGGTCCGTCATAACCCATAGACTGCTGCATTACCGTTGTTATTATCGAATTCTGACTGTTATTATAAAAGTCATAGGCATATCTTAAATTGTCCGCTGCCGCTTCAAAATTTTCTACTAACGAATTTTCCTGAATGACAGTTCCACCTACTGTTGGGCGTAATGTATAGTTACTCTGCTTGTTAAAATCAACGTATAACCGAGGAGTATTCAAGCCAATAAAGGAGTCATAGATGAGATATCCGTCTGAAGTCGTATTATTCATCAACAATATATGTTCATAACCATCCAAAAATATGTGCATGCCCTGCATGTATTTCGCCAATACTGGGCTACTTTGGTTGAATTGTTGTTGTTTACCCGTCAAAGAAATTCTTGTTTGTATATCTTGCCGTAGTACGATCAACTCTTTATTGGATAATAAATTACCATTGTTATCATAGATAAACTGACTTGTCAGTACATCCGCCTTATTTCCGGAAAGCACATCTGAAACTATACCCAATGGTGTATTAATCCAGATATAATTCTTAAATGGATTTAATTCCAGTATCGGGAAACTATTATTCTGATAAATTGTTACAAATAAATCACCAAATCCATTATCACCAAAGATAATAGCATTTCCAGCATTCGCATCTGCCAACGATAATGCTAACTGAAAGGTATTTTTATTCAGACTAGGTATAATGTAATATGGCACAAAAGACATCAATGGATTATTAAACTCGGTTGGAAGTTGAGAATTATCGCCAGCACTTAAAACTACTTGCGTACCTACCTGCCAATTCGACGTAAAGTTATTAGCCAACACAAAGTAACTTCCATTACTTGACGCACTGATCTGATATTGTTGACCAATGGTGTTCCGTAAAACTGCAGTTGCATATAAAGAATTTATAAAATTCTGTGTTTCGACGATCCATGTATTTGGCAGCCCACTTCTCGGATCAATATTACTACCTTCACTGACATCCTGAATGAATCCTTGCGCCTGCAAATAATCATCATACCCTTTGATGAAATCCACCATGTATTGAATCCCAGAAACAACATACGGGGGTGAAACAGTTTCTATATATCTAATGTCCGAATAATGCCGTCTCCATACATTACTGGATGCGGTAACCGTAAATGTAGACTGGACTCTACCAACGAAAAAATCCCCAATGCCCTTGGAACTCACCGAGATACCAACATTGGTATCCGCCGCTGAAGCCAATTTAAATTCTCTGGAATTTAAAATAACAATGTAATAAGAAGTTGTATCATCCAACCCGGAAGGCAAAATTCCGGTAGTATTGAGATAGACGGGTGTCCCAGATTGCCACGTAGGTGGTAGCGTTTTACTAGCTACCGGCTCTAATATACCATCCACCACAGTATTATGGATTGTCACATTTTCCTTTACTTCCAACGTAGTCTGACCTGTTAAGATATCATACGACACATCGGTTAACGAAAATATACCCGTAAAATTGGTGGACTGAGTAATTACAACTGAATCCCCGGCCTTAAATACCGAAGTCTTATTTCCGTTTACAGAAAAATGATTTGAAAACACAATTGGTGCAATAATCTGATTTCCGACGTTATTGAAAAGCTCTGGCGATGCACTGACGAACAATCCATTATCCACAATGACTAACGACGATGCACTACCATATACATTACTCCGGACCACAATGTCACCATCAACAATACTTGCACTCGCTGTCACCCCCAATTGAGAATTTAATTGGGTGATCAACTCGTCAAATGTTTGTGCATTTTTTCCACGAATCGAAAATTTCTTAACACCAACGTTATTGACATTAGCAGTAAACCAATACTCAAAATCACTATTACTCAATTGTGTTAAACTACTACCCAATAAACTCTGATTATAACTTATAACGACATAAGCGTATGTATCCTGAACCCCGGCACTCACCACCGAATAACTGAAAATTCTGAATGTATCTGCACTATATGGCTGCTGTGTATTCACGATGGGTGAAAAATCGTAATTTTCTGGACTATAAAAATTAAAACTTCTACCAATCAAAGAAGTACTGTCAAATTGGACCGTCCATGATGCACTGATATCTCGGTTCGATACATAGATAGACGGGATATTTAATATTGTTGCTTCCAACGCATCTAAACAAAGATCACTAATGCCCTGAGTCCTTTTTAGTAATAACTTATAATCTTTATTCGAAATGTCAAATATTTGACTAGAAATATTAAAATTCGACGT